CTTTATCCAGATAGAACTAGTGCAGGCACCATCGCTTCAGGATTAATGAAAGGGTATAATCCTGTATCAGGTGGTTTTTTAAACACAATAACAGGTGGCAGAGTAGGAGAGCCTACAAAATTTGGATTAGAAGAAGCATATAACACTAGAATAGCTAATGTTAGAGAAACACTTTCAGAAAAATATGGTTTTACAAAGGAAGAGTTAGATCAGATAGAAGCAGGCGATATTACGCCATCAATGAACGTAAAAGGTTATAGTAAGGAATTAGGTAAAACAACTAATAACATACAAAAATTAGCAGATTTAGCTGCAGGAAAAAAAGCAGAACAACTAGCTCTTCGTGGTGCAACAAGTTTAGTTACAGGAGACATAGATGCTGATCCAACGGGTGACGCTAGTATCGCAGAAACACTGGCAGCACGAGATAGATTAAATTTAATTGATGATATAGGTGTCGAAGGTGAAGACGAAGATAGATTTATAGATAGAGTTGGTGGCGGAGTAGATCAAGGAGCTGTTGAGTTAGGTGAAATGGACACTACTGCAGATAAAGCTGAGACAATACAAAAAAGTGTATTTATGAAAGACGGTGAATTATTAGATATGGATGATATAAGTACGGCCATAACTTTAGCAGACATGCCTAGAGAAGAGTTTAGTAAAATCTTAAATCAAAGTAATGATGCTCTTGCGGAACTAGATGCCATATCAGCTAGAGCCAAGGGACAAGAATACTTAGATGATTTGGAAGAAATAGGAGAGGGCACTTTAGATCCATCACCAGGAGATACTGTTTTAGGTTTTGGTACACAACTTAGAGATGATGACCCTACACCAAGTGGGGACGATAGACCTGGACCATCAGAACCTACAGGGCCACCTAGTACGGGATTTCAACCAGAGTCTACTTTTGATGCTGAGAGAGAGGATGAAACTTTTGCTGACAGAGGCGGCGGTGATGATAAAGGCGGTGATGATAAAGGTGGCTGTGTAATCGCAACTCATGCTGTTAACTCTGGTGCCTTTACAAAAGATACAAAAAGAGAAGCTGTCCGTTGGTGTGTTAAAAACTTACATAGAACATGGTGGGGTGAAGCTGTAAGAAGAGGATACAGATACTATGGTCAAAAAGCAATTGATGAAGGTAAAGCTAAAAACCACTACCAAGAATTTAAAGATTATGTTGCATTTGGCACAGGCAAAAGAAGAACACTAAAAACTGCATGGACTTTTGTTTACAGAACAGTTCAATTTTTTATTAAAGGATTGTTCAATGCCAAGAGATAACGCACTACAAAGAATAGAATCACATGAGAAGCTTTGCAGAATAATGCAAAAGCAAACTTACGATCGCATGCAACAGCTACAGGGGCAGATAACTAGAATAGAAAGAATACTGCTTGTATCCATGGGGGCGGTCATGTCTGGTATGGGTGGTGTCATAGTTGTTCTTTTACAAAAACTATAACACCCAATATTATTTATTTTTCATGCTGCCTCCCTTAATTTTTTTTCTAATTTTTCTAACGCTGCATATTTAGCTGTTAGTTTTGTTACAGGCATTTCTATATCGATACCGAACAAACCTTTACTTTTAACTATCGTGGTAACAGATTCTCTTTTCATATGTGACTCCCACGACATGACATGCTCTACACATTCTAAGAGCAATTTTTTTTCTTTTTTAGTTATCATTTTTTTCGCTTTCTATATTTATAATTTAAATATGAAAAAAGTTTATCACATAGAATATAGGATTAAAGAAAAATCGTAACAAAATAAAAAATAAATTTCTTGACACAAAATGTTGTGGTTAGTTATCCACACCCACTGCATATTGGTCAATAACTTTTTAAGTTAAATGTAATTTTTTTTAAAAGTGTTATAAAAATACAACACAACTTATAGTTGTATCAAATCCAAGCTTTTAATTCTTCACCCATAACTTGACTTGCGATATTAACTTTTTTACGTAAAGCTTTCACAATTCTTTCATCAACCGTATCTTCACAAATAATATCAATGTATGTCATAGGTTTCTCCTGACCTATACGATCTATCCTAGCTTCTGATTGTTGTCGTTTCTCAAGATCATAACCGTTAGAATAATAGATCATGTTACTAGCTGCTGTAAGTGTAATACCATATCCACCAGTTTGTGGTGTGCCTATAAAAAATCTACATGTATCATCTTCTTGAAATCTTTTTATGTTTTGTTGTCTGTCTTCTTGTGGTGTTAAACCATAGTAATCTACAAAACAATTTTCTCCAAAATTTTTAACAACTGCTTTTATAATTTGTCTGACATCGCTTTGCCAATGTGCCCATATTACAACCTTACCCTCTATTTCATTAAGAACATTTATCAATTCATCTAAACGATTACTTTTAATATCTTGTGTAGTGCCATCATCAGCTTTAAAATGACCACATGTAATTTGTTGTAATCGCATCAACTGTGTTAATGCATTTGCGGTTGTCGTCATCTTGCCATTCATGATAGCGAGTGCCTCTTTTTTCATTTGTTCGTACACTTTAAACTGGTCTGGTGTGAGTTGAACAATACGTTTCATAAAAGTTTTTTTAGGTAAATCTAAACAATCGTCTTTTAATACTCGGTCAGAAAAGGGTTTTAATTTATCAGATAGTTCACCTAAATTTTTATAGCCGACAGGTATCTCAACAGACCTACCACCAAAATTTATTTTTCTCATGACTGCGTATCTAGTTCTAAACGAGTAAAAAGATTGATGATCTAGTAACCATGGATCTAGAAACTCACATTGTTTGTACAAATCTAGGGGTGATTTAGTGACTGGTGAGCCTGTTAATATTCTTTTGTATTGTGCATATTTTCCTAACGCCACTATGTTTTTAGTTCTTTTAGCTGTTGGATTTTTTATAGTTGTAGACTCATCTATAGCCATCATAGTTCTGTGTGAGTTTAAAAATCTAGCTGCAAAGTCCACACCTTTTTTGGTTGATAAAGACTCAACATTCATAATTAATATATGTAAATCTGTATCTGTTTTAAATAAAGTATCTAAATATTTTTGTTGTTGTTTTGTAATATTAGCCTGCCACAGCACCATATTTTTTTCTATATGATCTGGTAGATGTGTGGGTATTTCAGAGCTATACCAGTTTTTGTACACACCTTTTGGTGCCACAATTAAGACACCATTTATCTTACCTTTGTCATAAAGCATGGCAGTATTATCTATTAATACCTTTGATTTACCTGTACCCATCTCCATAAAATAAGCAAAACATTTCTTATCCCATGACATTTCTAATGCCCTAAGTTGATGTTTATATGGCGGTGTTTTAAATTTATAATTCATAATTTTTCTCCTGTATGGCTTGACATATAATCTATGATGAATTATATGTCAACACATGAAAGAAAGTATAGTATACATAATACAGGAAGTACCAGGAACCAGAGAAGGCAACCCTAGAATAAATATTATGGGTGCAGCTAAATATGGTCAGTTTAAATTTTTACTACCTGAGTCTTCTCAAATAATTTTTTCTCCAGGGCCATTAGTTTTTAAACTAAGATCTTTGTTAAAAAATTATACTGAAAATGATTATCTTCTTCTTACAGGTGATCCTGCGATAATTGGTGTTGCATGTTCTATAGTTTCTGACATAACAAATGGTAAATATAATTTACTAAAGTGGGATAAACAAGAAAGAACTTATTATCCTATAACAATTAACTTATACGAGAAAGGTAATACAGATGAGTAACTTACAAAAGATGTTCATAGAGGATGCACCTCAACAAGTGAACGATTTAAAAAATCCAGACTCTTTGTCTAATCATGTTATTGATTTACAAAGATTAGAGGATGAAATTAAAAAAGATGAAGAGAGGTTGTCTGCTAAAAAGGCAGAGGCAGATAAACTATCTCAACAAGTAATACCAGAAATAATGGAGTCTATGAACTTGAAAACTATGAAGTTAAAAGATGGCTCTGCTATTGAGGTAAAAGAAATTTTTAGCGCCACTATTCCTGTAGCGAAAAAAGAGGGCGCATTTAACTGGCTTCGAAAAAACGGTCATGGTGATTTGATTAAAAATGAAATCATAGTTTCCTTTGGTCGTAACGAAGATAACAAGGCGCGTGAATACGCCAACCTTGCCGAGAGTAATGGGTACCAACCTGAGCAAAAACTTAAGGTGGAACCCATGACTCTCAAAGCGTTGTACAGAGAGCAGGTCGAAAAAAATCTAGATCTACCCTCTGAACATTTTAACTTGTTTAAAGGAAACAAAACAAAAATAACGAGGAGCAAATAAATATGACACAAGAAACAAGAGACGTTGTGAAAAAGCAAAGTGGTCAAGTAGCGACTTTGGACTTTGTTAAAGACTCAGGCATGGGGCTTGAGAATATAGACAAAGAAGATTTAGCGCTACCTTTTTTGAAGCTGTTACAATCAGGTTCATATGAGACTAAAAAGAAACATGCGAAATATGTGGATGGCGCAGAGCCTGGTATGTTTTATAATACAGTTACAAAGAAACTGTATGATGGTGAAAAAGGTATAGAAGTTGTACCTGTTTACTACAAGATGACATACCCTGAGTGGGCACCTTTTGAAAAAGCAGAGGGTAGACCTATTCATCCAGATAGAGGGCCAGAGATCATGTCACAAACAAAGCAAAATGATAGAAACAAAGATATGTTAGAAAATGGTAATGAAATTATCAAAACTGCTAACCACTTTGTAATTATTTTAGGTGATAAGCCAGAAAAAGCTTTGATGACTATGAAGACTACTCAGTTAAAAACTAGTAGGCAATGGAACTCCCTGATAGAAAACGAGTTTGAAAACGATCCGTCCACTGGAAAGTCGGTGCCTGCACCAAGATTTTCTAGGATTTATAGACTAAACTCAGTTGAAAACTCAGGAAGTTTCTCTTGGCATGGATATAGCGTAAATCTATTAAGAAAGGTAGATAACGCACCACTCTATCAAATGGCTAGAGAGTTCTATAGTTCATTAAAAAAGAGCCAACTTAACGCTGAGAGTTCTTCACAGGACTCTAACTACTAATTCTTTCTTAAGAGAAAGATAGGGGTGACAAAGGGAGACTGGAGTCACCCCACCCGGGATCTTATGGTTGATGATTTTATAGAACTGTTTACAGGATACCAAGGTGATTTTGGTATAGCGGACATGTCATCGGCACAGTTAGATGAAGAAAAAAACAAACTTAAACCTAACTACGAGTGGGCAGGTCGACCAATCACACAAGGTGACTACAAAGATCACATACAAGGTAAGATATCCATAGGTATACAACCATGCAGACTAGATAAAACAGCAAGCTTTGGCTGCATAGATATTGATCCAAAAAATTATTCTACATTTAAAATAGAAAACTATTTAGCATTATTTCAACAGTACAAACTACCTTTGATACCGTTGTTATCAAAGAGCGGTGGATTACATTGTTATTTATTTTTAAAAGAACCAATACCAGCAATAGATTTAATATCAGCACTAAAATCTTTTCTACTACCTCTTGGGTTAGATCCCACGACAGAGGTTTTTCC